GCCTCTGGCTAATAATCGCGAGTATCCGTCGATTATTAGAAGGGTTTGCCACTCATTCAACTCTCCTTTGTTTCACCTACGCAACCTTTGTCACGCAGGCCGTGATTAACTACTCCGACTAGGGCTCCCCTCGGAGAGTCACCGTGCAGACGAGCCGAGCCTAAGCCCCTATTGGGCGGGCGCCAACTTAATGGTCTTACTGTCTGAACCCTGGCGTGCTGTACACCCGCACGTTACCTCTCCTAGGCAGCTACCCAGTCCTCTGTTGAGCAGAAGGGCATGCGGGTATCCGTTATCACTCCCTCACGTTTCCACGCCGGTGAGCCGCTCGAACAAGCGCCTCCCCCTCTCCTTTGTCTGCCCGAAGGCGAGATGCCACACTCCTTGCATCTCCACTTTCCGCTCTCGGCCCTCGTAGTCAGCTGGCAGGAACCACTTCTTACGACGCTTAGGGGTCAAGAGCTCCCTTTCCTTCTCCCACAACCCTTTGGGCCTGTAACTCAGGGCGCTTTTGTATCGGCGGACCTTCTTCATACTTAAAGAGTTTATAAAAACTCTCGGAGAAGGCTGCTGATTTGTCTTGCGCCCCTTGTTAAAGAGGAGCTCGTAAAGAGCTATCCTCTCCTCATACGTCGTCTCTTCGGAGACTTGTATGAGGCGGTCATCCAAGGGTACACTACGGGGCGGAGGTAATTGATAGCACCATCGTTGGGTCCGGATCTGCTTGTAAACATTGGGAATCCATAACGGCATCCCTAGATCCTCCATACGAACGTGGTGCTTCTTACAGATACCGCTACGACTAAAGGCGTCCATCCACTTAGGACCTGCTTTTATGCAGGCAGTGGCTAAATGACGTAGTCCGTCAACGGTATAAACCTCGCCCCCCCCCCTCCGCAGGTTCTGGACCTCCTTCCAGTCTTTTCCTTTCCTTAAGAAAGTAGTCGAGTTGATCTCGGCAACTGCCTGGGAGACACAAGTCTTCTGGGCGTTAATCCTAAACCCAACGGGGTAACGGTTCAGGACGTCCCTGCTTGTGCTCGAAATCAGGCAATCGTCACCGTTGACCAAAATCGACGACTCGGACCCTCTTGCTGCCCACTTAGCGGCGCAGTAACTTGTCAAGCAGAGGAGTGGAAAAGAGAGGTAGGTGCCCATCATCTGCCCGAACGTCACCTTTGAACCGCGTACCGAAGGGTACAACGACTCGCAGGCGAGTTGTTTCACACGACCGGGGATCGACGTGGCGCGCGACAATATCACACCAAGCAAAGCTTCGGTGACATCCAAGCGCAGGCCGTCGGTTGCTCCCACCAAGTCCACGGAGGTTTGCCATTCGTAACGGCAAACACGCTTAATCCGTGAACTTTTAGGTGGTCCCTTCAGCAGCCATCCTGTCTTAGACAGTCTGTCATATATGGCTTTATGAAGGGGGCCGAGGAGGTCGTACTCCACGGAAGGTATGCCCAGAGGGCGCACCTTCCCAGTACTAGGAACCTCCTTATAGCGGAGCCGGAATCTGCCTTTAACAGAAGAAGGCATCCTTCCTCGTCTCGTGGCGACCTGGAACTCAGTCCTGTTGCTGTTGCCAGCCCACCAGCCAGAGCCCGTTGTAAGAGGCTCCTCCCTTGCGGAGGCTGATGGTATGAAACTTTCACAGAAACTCGTGTAGTTCCGGTCCCAACCGACGGGGAAGAAGCGTCGACACTGTCTTCTGCAGAATTCCCGGAAGTGGGGGGTGGCCTCAGGGGGCGTGGCTTGGCAGGCATTGGCCTTCCACGCAGGGAACCCTGAGGGGGGGGGGTGTTTCTCGCAAGTGAGATTTGGGAGCGCTCTTTTTATAGACGATAATGACTGAGCAAAGAGCCATCTATCGTAGCGCCCCAACCTTACGAGGTGAGGGAAGGGGCCGTCCCAACCGAGCTGGGCTCGGGGGAACGGCAGGGGGAAAGGTTTCTCCCCGGGGGGAGAAAGGAGATGAAGGAGATACTTGCCAAGATCGGCGGGTCCTAGGTCCGGTAGCTCACCTTTAGCCAGGTGAAAGCGAATCCGAACGACCTTCAGGCCCGACCTTATGGTCTCCTTAGTACGACGCTCGTTGACCGAGCAAGTACACCGTACGTTAGTACGATGCTCGCTGGTCGAGCGTTGTACAGTTGGAGAGGGCACCGTCGCCGGTTTTATCCCTCCCGACCATCGTGCTGGTTCACGACAACGTACCATAACCGCAAAGTTTCGTCGTTAGACTTCGGAGCGGTATAGCACAGGTATTTTGCGCAGGTCGCAAAATAGC